TCAAAAATCGTAGATATAATTATTGATTTAGAAGTGGCGGCTAACACCACAACAAATATTAGTGTTGGTGATACTGTAGGCGGCGCAGCAACTCTCGTTAATGCGGTTGCTTCTGGAACTACCGTAGGCATTAAAGCGTTAGGTGCTTCTGGCGGTGGTACACTTACATGGAAAAACACTGGTACATCTGATTTGAAATTAACAGCTACCTCAAGCGCAGGTACGAATGCGGGATCAGTTGTTATAACAGTGATGTATGCTCAAGCGTTTAATACGGCTATTCAACCTTAATAGGAGACTTTTATGGCTGGTCCAGTAACAGCATATAATTGGGTTCAAGGAACAACGGCAGCGATTGTTGGCCCGACTCGTTCTCGACTCCGTCAAGTAGTTATTTACGCTGCTGCCGCGGGTGCGTTTACGATCAAGAACGGGGACGCCAGTGGAGATGTTCTGCTTACGCAAACATTTCCCGTGGGTCATCACGTTATGAACATTCCGGATGATGGCATCGTAGCCAGCGCGGGAGTGTACATAGCTGCATTCACGGGTTCTGCAAACCAACTCACGATTATCTTGTCGTAGGTGGCGAGATGGTTGGTAGTGAGGTAACATCGTTTTACTCACAAACTTCGGCAGCGTTGGTTCAACGGCGCTGTCGGCTACAAGGTGTGCTTTTGACCTATGAGTCTGGAGCCACTGGGAATGTCGTACTTTATGACAACGCGTCAGAAGCGTCAGGAAAAGTATTACTCAGAGTCGATGAAACTTCTCAAGGTATGGACGAGATATTTCTCCCTGGGGATGGTATACTAGCTAAAAAAGGTGTGTACGCTTCGATTCCCGCCAATACCACCATATCAGTGATTGTGGAGTAGTTATGGCAAAGATCGACAAGTCCAAGATGAAATGCAACAAGCCTAAGCGCCAGATATCTGGTGGAAAAAAGTCGGTTGTTAAAGCTTGTGCTAAAGGTAAAGAAAAAATAATTCGATTTGGCGATGCCAATATGACCATTAAGAAGGACAACCCTAAACGCAGAAAGTCTTTTCGAGCTCGTCACGGTTGTGACAAGGGAACTTTGGATAAACTAAAGGCCAAGTATTGGTCGTGTAAGGCGTGGTGATGAGGGTTGATTTTAATAACGTTGCGTCAATTCTGACTGTTGGACTTCTGAGTTGGGGCGCATTGCAGCTTTATCAACTCAAAGCTGAAACAGCGGTAATCACTTATCGGGTCGGTGAAAACTACGATATGATCAAGCCTATGTGGCAGGATTTTTTAGTAAGGAGCGCACGGTATAATGAGCATCAGCAGAACATCAATTCCGTTCCAGGTATCCAAGCCTCCAGAGGAAATCAGTAATGGCAGAAAAAAAGACAAAAAAGGACGCGTGTTACCGAAAGGTAAAAGCCCGGTACAAGGTGTGGCCCAGCGCCTACGCTTCGGGGGCCCTGTCGAAATGTCGAAAGGTAGGGGCCGCAAACTGGGGAAACTCTACTAAAAAGAACAAGAAGGCCGACGGCGGATTAATTGCTTCAGTTGACAACCCCAAACGTCCAGCAAAGAATCGGTATAAAGGGGGCGGTATAATTGCTTCGGGTTGTGGCTGCGTAGAAGAAGGCAAGCGTAAAAGTACGAGGCATTTCTGATGGCGAAGAAGAAAAACTCTTTGCGGGAATGGTTTTCTCAGAACGACGGTAAGGGCTGGGTTGATTGTAAAACAGGAAAGCCTTGTGGTCGTAAAAAGGGTGAGAAGAGAAAAAGTTACCCAGCGTGTCGGCCTACTATGGCGCAATGTACGTCTGCTTCTAAGAAGAAAAAGTCGTCAAAGAGAATAAGTTGGAAGAACAAGAAAGCTGATGGCGGATTGGTGAGAGTGTATTGATACGAGAATGGGCAGAAGAACTATCAAGGCCCACCGCGCATACTAACGGTGTAGCGGCCTGTCCTTTTGCTTTGCCTGCGGTTCAAAACCATGAAGTGAAGATTTTAGTGTCGGATGGATTGTGGTCGGATGTTCTGCACGAGACATCTAAATTCTTCAACACTGGATACAAAGTTACGATGGTCTTTGATTATGACTACGATTACGACTATGATCGATTAGAAGAGGAATGTATGGCGCTCAACAAGTTTTTTGCGTCAGTAGGAATTGACATATGGCTGCTTGCGTATTTGAGAGAGCATGCCATTGTTTTTATACAGCGTTGGTCTGAGTTAGAAAACGCTGCTGCAAAGTTGGAAAAACTAGGGTATTATACAAACTATGATCCCCAAGATTATGAACGGCACATCTTAGGCCGTAGAAACAGGAGTATATAAAATGCCAGGTAAAGATTTTCCTGATTTAACCGGAGACGGTAAGGTAACACAGGCAGACGTTCTTAAAGGGCGTGGAGTTAAAGGCATGATGCGCGGTGGTAAAGTAAACGGCATGATGCGCGGAGGCCCTGTAAAAATGATGCGTGGTGGTAAAGTAAACGGCATGATGCGCGGAGGCAAAGTCGGATACATGAACGGTGGTTGTGTAATGGCTGGTCGCGGCGTTCGTGACACAAACATGAGTTAACGATATGGCAACTTCAGGATCAAGAGACTTTAATCTCGATGTCGGTGAGATAATCGAGGAAGCATATGAGCGGTGCGGACTAGAGGTTCGCACTGGCTACGATGCGCGGACAGCGCGTCGGTCCTTGAACCTGATGTTTGCGGATTGGGCAAACCGTGGGATCAACATGTGGACCGTTGAGCAGGGGACAATCACCCTTACGCAAGGTCAAGCAGCGGAAACATTGCTGCCGGATGTAGTTGATGTCTTGGAGATTGTTCTTCGCAGGGACAATACGGATTATGAAGTCCAGCGGATCAGTCGTGGGGATTACGTTACTTTGCCTAACAAAACGACTCAGGGTCGGCCTAGTCAGTTTTGGTTCAATAGGCAGATTAATCCTGTAATTAACTTATGGGCTGTTCCTGAGAACTCTACGGATCAAATTATCTACTACTATGTGCAACGGATTGAGGACGCAGATAGTCTTGTCAACACTACTGACATGCCTTTTAGGTTTTACCCCTGTATGGTTGCTGGTCTTGCTTACTATCTTGCGATGAAGCGGGCTCCAGAGCGTCTACAGCTTCTAAAGTCTGTATACGAGGAAGAGTTCCAACGCGCTGCTGACGAGGACGAGGATCGAGTTCCGTTGAAGTTGCAGCCTAGCATTCGTTATTTGAGGGTCTAATGCCATACGCATCGGGTAAAAACGCATGGGGAATATCTGATCGGTCTGGTCGCCGTTACCGTCTGCGTGAGATGCAGGTTGAGTGGACGGGCGCTAAAGTAGGTCCTGACGAGTTTGATCCCAAGCACCCACAATTATTTCCTCCTAAAGCTTCTCCAGATCCGCAGGCTCTTCGTAATCCACGACCAGATCAAGCAGAAGCATTACAGGTGTACGTTGACACTCCGACCGTCGAATCGCCTACATTGGAGCGTATTCGTGCGATAGGTAAGGTCGGCATAGTGACGGTGACAACATGACAATGACATACGGCGAACTGAAGCAAGCCATTCAGGATTACACCGAGAACGACGAGACAACGTTTGTGAACAACCTGCCTTTGTTTATTAGGTTGGCGGAGGAGCGCATACTTAAAAGTGTGCAGTTAAATCTGTTTCAAAAGAATCAAGCGGGGAATATGACGACGGGAAATCAGTATTTGGCTGCTCCGTCTGATTTTCTTGCTCCGTTTTCGTTGAGCATTGATGTGAGTGGGGATGCTGAGTTTCTATTATTTAAGGACTTAGACTTTGTACAGACATACACCCCCGATCCGACGACAACGGGACAACCGAGATACTACGCCCAGTTCGACGTTGATAACTTTATTTTGGCTCCAACTCCTAACGCTAACTACACTGTGGACATACATTATCTGTATCGCCCAGCCTCTTTAACTGCTGGGGCAGACAGCGGCACCAGTTGGTTGAGTACAAATGCTGAAATAGCTTTGCTTTACGGATCGTTGGTAGAAGCGTATACATTTATGAAAGGGGATCCGAACCTTATGCAGATGTATATGCAACGCTATGGCGAGGGTGTCTCCAGACTGAAGAACTTGGGCGAGGCTCAAGAGACAATAGACGAGTACCGTTATGGTACTTTGAGGACTCCTAGATCATGATGCCAGGTTTAGAATTATCAAACGACTTTAAGGTAGAGGTACACACCACTCAAGGTCGAGGCTTTTCTCCGGAAGAAGTCGCAGAACGGTGTGCGGATAAAATTATTTCTGTTTCGGATGGCTCGCATCCTGCGATACAGGCGCAAGCAAATGCGTTTAAAAAGCAGGTTGTAAAGGTCGTAGAGTTTTATTTACGAGAAGCTATCAAAAGTGACAGAACTACGATATATAATGCAATTAAAGATGCGGGGCACCCTGACCTCGCTGAACTTATAAGGAGAATGTGACATGGCTTTTTCAGGTAATTTCATGTGTACCAGCTTTAAGAAAGAGCTTCTTGAGGCTGTTCACAACTTTAAAAACTCGGGTGGTAGCACCTTTAACCTTGCGCTTTACACAAACAGCGCATCGTTTACGGCTGCAACAACAGCATACACCGCTTCAAACGAAGTGTCTGGTACAGGATATACTGCTAAAGGTGCGGCTCTCACCCGTGTTGATCCAAGCACAAGTGGTACAACAGCCTTGACTGACTTTTCGGATCTGACGTTCAGTACAGCGACAATTACGGCTCGTGGTGCGTTGATCTTTAATGACAGTGCATCAGGTGATCCCTCTGTTGTGGTGCTAGACTTTGGTGCGGACAAAACGTCTACCGCAGGTGATTTTACCATTGTATTTCCGACAGCGGACGCCAGTAACGCGATTATTCGGATAGCGTAATGTCGGACGTAATTGTCCCCTTTTCTGGCTGGGGTCGGGGG